TGTAAGTGGTACGTTAAATCCTGCAACACTAGTAGATTGTACGTTTGCAGCTTCACTGATTGTAGTGACATTATCAGTCGATGCGATACTAGTCGCACCGTCTGTTACAGACCATGTACCCGTAGATGAAGAGTGAACACTCACACTAAACTGAGATCCATCTGATCTAGAGATAACTAGACCATCGGAATCCCCTTCAACTGAAGAGAATACATAACCTCTTCTGAAGGAAGGATATCCTTGAGGAATAGTCTGACCACCTACGAAGGTCTGATTGAGTCTAACGTTTCCAATTCTAGAGTTAGTGCTAGTCAACAATAGGTTAAGGTTTTCACCACTATCATATCCAGAGAAGGTCAGTGTCTTAGTAGTTGCATCAACCCCACTGGTTTGTTTTGAAATCAAGTTATGTACACAGTCAACGTGTGCAGACTGCATATCAATAACAGGAGATACAAACGGATCAACAGTCTTCATGGTGATCTGCATCGTCAGAGATCTTTCACCATTCAACCCAGCAACAAGATTCTCTGTACTTCTGTTGTAGATAGCACGAGGAGTCTTGAACGTTGAGTTAGACTTGTTCTCAATGATTTGATACTTAGCATCTTTGACGAATCTAGTCTCACTACCCGCTAGAGATGATTGTGTAGTTGTCTTAATCGAAGTAGTAGCAGTAGTTCCTCTTGGTATCGTAATCTCAACTTCGGGTCTTAATTGTTCGTAGTTGATATTACGTTGAGAGGTAGCTGAACTACCACCAAACCATTTTCTGCTAGTTGCGGTTGCATCTGCAGTGTAGGTGAAACCAGAGTTGTCGTGCCTTACTACTGTTCTCTTACCAATTACTTGGTTACCAGTTAGACCGTTTCCAAGGTTTTCAGCAGAGTCGATACCACGAATCCATGCGATATCTCCAGTACGTAAACCATGACCTTGCATTAGTACACGAACTTGGTTACTGCCAGAGTCCATAAGTAAAGAATGTCTTCGCAACGGTACAGGAGGAATGTTAACATTCTCTAAGATAGCGTTACCAGAACTTCTAAACTGTGCAACGTTAATTCTGTACGCCAGATCTTGGTTACTGGAAGGTTCCCAATGCCTGTTGTTCTGCGACTTAAACAACACACCCATAGTAGGTTGTTGAGTAATGAACGACTCAGTAGAACCAATTGCATGTTCACCAACAGTTGCGACATAAACATTATAGTTAGTGTCGTTTCTCTCAGGAACCAATACAATCGCATACTCACCCCTAGACAAATACTGAGGTGCATCGAAAGTAAATGTAGTACTGTTCTTCAACATCGTTTTGTTGTTAGCACCAGTAGGTACTAGACTTACTTGAGCAGGAGTAAGTGTCTTCTTACAAATGACCTTTGTTGCAGATGGTACACCTTGTACTGTAGGTCTGATTTCGCAACGAACACCAGCTTCAGAAGACTTACTCGCAAAGTAGACTTCAACCGAAGTGATAGTAATACCAGACTTTCTTTCTACTGCGAAAGTCTGAGCGAGAGGATCATGGTGAACCATACCAAGGTCATTACCACCATAACTATACGCCCCTCTTTCTGCCTCTGCTATCTGAGGTGTTGGATGCGTCGAAGCAAGAACATCTTGATCTGCTACAGATTGATCAAGTTCTGCTTGGAACTGTTGAGAACCTTTCTGGTTACCGCCACCACCATTGTCCTGATCACCACCACCTGGCGGTGTAGTATCTTGACCGGCATCGGTGTGATCAACTGGTTGGATACTATTCAGATAACTGTATTCGTAGCTAACTTCACTACCAATAAATTCTTCTGTAGTCTCAGTACCAGTTGTAATAACACTTGTAGTTGAAGTTGATTTGACATCTTCAGCAACCTCTGTCGTAACAACCGAATCTGTCCAAGTAGTTCTTTCAATTTCAGAATCTCTTGAGACATCGTTAGTGGTTGATCCAACTACCTTCAGTACTCTTGTAATGTAGATCTCTTCTTCTCTGTGTTCTAGTGTACCAGTAGATTCGAATATCGCTCTAGCGAAAGACATTCCTCCACCAATATCAGCAGAGTTTACATCATTGAGTAAGAATTCACGTTTACCAGTGTGGAAACGCATTGCTACGTTACTAGGAACTTCGAAAGATCCTTCAAGTTTACCATCAGCGTCAGCAATTAATTGAGTATATCCCGCACTGTGACCCTGAGTTTGTCTTTGTGTTCCGTTATCATCGCCTTCTCCTGATCTGCCACGAGCAGCTTCCTTAGAAGTCATGGTTATAAATGGTTCTTCTCTACAGAAGTTGGAGACATTCGTCTTATCGAAGAATGGGAAGTATTGAGTGTTCGGACGTAATCCAGTCGCTTTGAACATAATCTCAATAGGTCTCATGAACGGAATCGCACTTACCTCTACGACTTTTTCACCCACTACGTCACGAATAGTTGACTCACTAGAAATACGGTTTACTGTACTTTCTGTGGTTGTAGTGGTAATGATTTCTGCAAGACCTTCATACTGATTATTAGTAGTAATAGTCTTTGTCTGTTCATAAGTAGACGTATTTGTAGTTCTTACTGTATCACGAGTTTCTGTAGTTACGGTATCCCATTGTTCGGTAGTAACCTCATCAATCAGATATCTGTAATACCAACCATAGTAATAACCATTCCATCCCCACCATTGACCGTTATAGTATTCACGGTGCCAGTCGGAGTACCACAGATCCATATAATCCCACCATGCATCGATGGTAGTACGAGAAACTTCTCTGTATTCACTGTCACGGTTAACTTCTACGGTTTCGGTAGATAGAACTTCAACGTCAGTTGTGTGACCAGTCTCAACCCACTCACCTTCTTCAACAACAGTTTCAGAACCAAGTAATGTAGGATCCTGTGCATCATAAGTTTGAGTTGTAGACGTACCAGAAATAAAACTACGTGCCTGATCACCGACTTCTAGAGTAGAAGGGTCAACACCATACCACTCGTTTTCACTATTATTCCAGTTCAGTGCTTGTGTTAGATCAAACTCAGTTTTAGTTCCTAAGATCTTCTCACCTACAATCTCATGATCGTAGAACTTATCAATTTCTGGACTCAGGATTAAGTCACCATGAATCATAGGCACAAAGAACGGTGCGAGGTTTTCTGTACCTGAAGCAAGTTCTTGTGATTGGAAAGGTTTTGTCTTGTAGTCCAACATTACGAAATCGTCTCTTAGGACTGTACGTAATTGTTTCGTATTGTCAGAGTCGTACCACAATCTGATATTGTTTTCTGTATATCTAGGACGTAAGAGTTTTCCTCTCTTGTCGATAGCAGCACGGTATGAGTTGTTTTTCTTACCATTAATCTTGGTTTGAGAATAAGCATGGCTGGAGAAATTGTCTACAAAGAATCCTGCTTTAGTTCTATCCAAACCGGCAGAGTCTAAAACCTGCAAGAACTTAGTGTTAAGTTCTAGTAACGACAGGGTAGTCATTTCTTCAAGTCGGTCTAGTTTTTGTTCCAACTTGTTGATGTCTGCCATCGTATAACCCTTACGTGGAATAAGGGATGTCTTCAGATCACGTGCATGAAGCGTGTTAGGATTCAAACGAATTTTGTACAGATCCATACAATCTTCTGGTACTTCTGGGTACTTCGGATTTAATGAAGGCGAACCTTCAAGAAGACGTAATTCACCGTCTCTTGAAATTACAAGTTTGTCTGCACGAGGAAGATAGTATTCTGCCTTCGCCTCTATTGTATTTGTAGGTACAGGAAGAGGAGGTACGGTTGTAAAACCTCCAGAACCATCTGTAGAGGGACGGAAGTCTAGAGCATCTCTCAGAGATACTTTACCACCATCGGGTAGTGCTTGTGCAGGAATTTTCAGGTAGTCTAATTGACCACTGTAAGAGTTAACCGCAAAGAACTCACCCGTAGGAGAGTGAGAGAAGTACTTGAATCTTACAAAGATAGGAATACCATCACTATCAAGACCACCACCAGACCAGATCAAACGTCCGTCATCGTAGTGAGTCATCGTGCCACCGGCATCGAAACTGAAGTGTGGGAAAATATCATCACCGTCAGAATCGACAGTACGAACTCTATCGATACTGTAAATATCTGATTTACCAAGGTTCAGTACTTGCAATCCATTACCAACTTCTTCTAGAGAAGCAGTAACAGTCGCTTCTGTCAACGTCTTAGTCTTAATACTTGCATTTGTCTTATTGATAAAAACGATTACTTCGTATGAAGTGTTTCCGGTCAGACCACTGAAAATGATCTGCGAGTTACCAGCTTGAATATCTGCACTTGCACCCGAAGCAGGGAATTGTGTACTAGACGCAATGATAATATCATTTTCGTTTACAAAAGATTCACCTGCGTCTGTTAGATTTAAAGTGTAAGTAGTCGCTCCAACACCAGTAGTGAAGTTTTCCTTTCTCATGAAAGTATAGGAAACGTCCGTGAAACTTTTCGGTCTCGCTAATGGAGTATCAAACAACAACGCTGTCTTTCTTGGTTCATGAAGAATCGCTTGATTACCAGTAGTAGGAACAAGGTTAATTAAATCATTGTTGGCTGCGGATTTGATAGACCTTACATCTTCAATTGTAAAATTGAAGTTGGTTCTATTCAAATTAAATAGGTGTGCCTTGTAAGGGATATTCCTTTGATATTGTGCCAGTGATCCCGAAGACAGTCTGTACTGTGCACCATTTCTTCCTTCAGTGATTGCACGGATATTACCTACAGCAATCTGTGATCCAGTACCATCGTATCCACTGTAGAGTCGAACTCTTTCTGCAGTATCAATATCCAACATCCCTTGACCACTGTCAAAGAAATAGAAGTTACCGTAGTCGATACCGACTTGTTCATCTTCATCGACAAACGTATCAATCGCTTTTCTAAGAGGAATACTTTGCGTCATCGTAGTTGCTGCTCGATGACCGTCGATATAGGCAATGCCGGGATCGATCTTCATCATCAAGTAGTTTGAATTGATGTTTGCATTTGGTTCGAATCTAAGTTTCCAGTACTTCTTAATGAAGTCACCGTTGATTTCTTTGACACGAGTATTGACAAACTTCTTGACTTCGTTATAACCATCTGTAGAAGTTACTTGTCGAATTACTTTACCGTTCTGTACGGTTGCGAAGTAAACAAAAGACTCACCGATAACAAAGTCAGTTTTCTTAATGAGTACTAATCGGATACGATATCTGTCAGCACCAGGCGAAGAACGGTTAGGTGTTACGTTTTGGTTATCGTATAATGCTTCGGTGTCATTAACAGTAACAATGTCTTGTACAAGTTTAAAACCAACGTCCTCAGATCTAAATGCATTGTACTTACCAAGGAAGATAGTCTGTTTCGGAACGAATACAAAGTGACCTTTTACATAGAAGGTAGATTCACCAATAGAAATAGTACTACCAAATCCAACTGCAGGGTTTGCAGTAGTGTTGGTTGATTGAACCGTAAAGTTAACGTTTGACCCATTAGACAAAGTTTCGCCAGGCGTTACTGTATCAGTAACTTTAAACTTTGTCTGAACAGAGACCGTGGACGGGTTGTCCAAATACTGAACATAAAGTGTGTTAGGATCTCCACCATCAGTTGCGGGTACTGCTTCCAATACCTTAACTTTAATAGAGGAAGAGGAACCAGTTAAGTTGACACCTACTAGTGCAGTAGGATCACTGAAAGAGTTATTCTGATCTGCTGAAATTTTTACGAATGCATATGAGTTGTTTACAGAAACCCCACCCGCAGATACAGGAACACCGTCCTTCTGGAAGATGTTGTCAGCAAATCTTGAGATCTCCTTTTGGATGATCGTTTGCATCTGTGTAAGTTCACGTGCCTGTAGTGCACGACCCGCATTAAATAGAATGCGAGAGTAATTATCACTATCTTTAAAATCGTCCTTGTAGGTCGATCTAAAAGTTTGTTCAGTAAACGTATTTGGCATTTCTTATAATCCTAGATAGTAATTACTATTTTCAAGTCTTCGGTCTGATCATTTGATCGAGTCACCGCAGATCTGTTATCAATATATAGCATGTCCCCAGTGTATGGGTTAAACTCTGCACCGACAAGACTAGTAATGTTACCGTTGATACCAGAATTTCCTACAACCTGAATTTCTTCGGACGGATCGAAAGGAATGAATCCAGTAGTTTGGTTCTGGTGATACCAGATCCTATCTGAATCATTAGTATCATCGATGATTGCTTTTGCACCAGAGGTCTGACCCTCAATCGTTGATTTCTGAACGGTTGCCTTGACAAACCCTGATCCATCATGTACAATTTGTTTTAGTCCATGTGCGGATGCTGAAGTAAGTAAAGTACCTTCGGCACTGTCTGTTCTTGGGTTACGGAGTAACAACACTTGACGGAAAATTTCGTCACCTGTAATGAAGTCATCATTCTCTTTACCGTCTGGTTTCGAGTTGAACATAACACCACTTGCTTTCAAATCAATAACTGGATTTGATCCCAATCCTTTGGGGTTAGGTGTTAGGATTGCACGTGCAGTGGCAGAGTCACCGCCACCACCAGTGATAACTACATTTGCGTAGTTGTATTCTGATCCGTAGTATGAATTTCCTGAGTTTCCTGCAGAGTCTTCTTTTACTCTAATATCTACGATACTTTCACCTGCACGTACTGCATATGCTTGTGCACCTGTACCATCACCTACAACTGTTACTGTAGGTGTAGACGTATAACCCGATCCACCGTTCGTAATACGATAACTTAGAATCTGTCCACGTACCGCATTATTCTGTACGATCTCTTGTTGCAGTTCTTCTGCAGGAGAATCTGAGTCAGTTGCCGCAACATACTGTACTGGTTGATACTGTGAGGACAAGAATTTATCTGCACGAAGTGCACCAATAGAGTAAAGGAACTTCCAAGTGTAACCATCGGATAAGGTAAAAGGAGCACCTGTCGTGTTACCTGTAGGCGACACAGTTGACAACTGTGAACTACCGTCCTGTCTCTTACCCTGTTGTAAACATATGTAAACTTCGTTGTTAGAGTTGATGACATAGAATGGGTTCTCTGGGAATCCTACATCGTTGTCATCAAAAGCAGAGTAAATAAGGTTAGCGACCCAAGTTCTACGAGGGATAACGTAAGACAAATCCTCAATCAATTTAACAGACTGCATAGAGTTTCTTGCAGTACGCACATCCGCAAAACTATTTGTAGGTACAGTAGCAACGTCTGAATCGTTCCAGTCTTCTGATCTACCAATAGCAGCGTAGTATCTCACATTATCAGAGTCTCTAAAATCATCAAAGAGATCATCTAGGACTTGTTTCTTAAATTTGTCTGTAATTACTGGCATCTATCTATCCTAAGTATTTAATGTTGCGCCGATATTGCTTATTACTATCCACTGATCAGCAAACCAAGCGAGAGTTACCGCAGAGTTCTGAGGCATGGTAATACTTGCATATGCGGCAAGGTTGTTACCATCTTCACTGATTGTCTGAGTACCAGCACCTTTATTCACCAGATATTTAATCTCACCGTTCTGACTGGTTGTACCGTCTGAAAGAGTAACTGCACCAGCCGAAGCATTATTGAATAATGTGATCGGTTGATTTGAACTGGTCGTACCACCACTATTTAGTCCTTGAGTTGACAAGACTAATCGGGAATCGATCTTAACACCACCGTTACCAGATCCTCTCAAAGACAGATCGGAACTAGACTGTCCGGCAGCTTGTACGTATACTGGGTTACCACTCGTTGCGTTCTTAATTCTAACGTAGTTAACTGCGTTAGCAGAATCTTGGAACTGTATTAATTCGTTACCCGCACTATCAAGAATATCTTTTCCGATAATTGGAGAGTTGATAAGAGGGTTCTGCAATGTCTTGTTCGTTAACGTTGCAGTGTGATCGTTGAAAACTACTGTGTCATTACCTGTCAATAGAGGTAGTGTAATTGTTCTGTCTGCCGATAACTCATTAACCGCAACGATGTATTGATGATTTGAACTAGTGTCGTTGATACTAGGTGTACTAATAGTCGGACTCAATATAGTCTTATTAGACAGTGTTTGTGTTGCAGAGTCCATGACCAAGGCACCGCTATAGTTCGGAATGCGAACTTCACGGTCTGCAGTAGGATCGTCGGAACGTAGTCTAATCTGGAAGTTGTTTGCAGTTCTTCCTTCGAAAACAATAGCGTCTGAGTCAAAGTCCATGAGGGTCATCAATGCTTGACCGTCACCTAACTTGGTATACAACTCATCAAAGTTTTGCTGAATTTTCAATGACGCAGTACGGAGTGTATCACCCGTACCATCGTTAGCAATTGTTCCTCTGTTTAATACCTGTTTAGTCATTCTCTTTTACCTAAAGGTTATACTGTCTATTTATACTAGTAATCGCCATCAATTACGTTTCTTAGTGACAATTCTGAGTCAGAATCTCCCACTGGAGTTAATCCAAACGTCAAATTATCAGAATCGATACGACTTACTCTTGGATCCCAATCAAATCTCTCTTGGTCTATTGTTTCCGTACTAGAGATATCGAATCCGGTCATACCTACACGTGCATTCCATACATCGGAATCTTCTCCGATAGGAGTACTACCAGTCAAGATGCTTGTTCCATCTGAATCATCATCCAACGTTGGTGAGTTGGGTGACAAGAACTCTGCCATGCTAGAGTATAGTTTATCCAACTGAACAACAGTTAGATCACCTACGTCATTAAGATCGTTACCAGTAAATGTTGGGTAGTCTGTTGACGGGGTTCTACCACCACGTCCAGATCCCATAATCATTCTGAACTGTATACGATCTCCGGTTGGGTCTGTTGGATTATTAATATCAAACAATGCAGTGTGTTGTGCGTGTCCCCTTTCATCGAAGTCTGCAGTACCTTCCAATACGATTGGTGGTTTGATTGCTTCGCCTGGATCGAACTGTAACTCTTCAAATGATCCAGTACCAACGATCTGCGTTAATCCACCAAGGTACATCCCCGCAGGGTGAACCATCAACTTATATGCATCCCTCCATTGTGCAACCGATAATTCAGAACGAATCTGAATTGCATAGGTCTGGTACAGTTTGTTGTCTGTCAAATATCGAGCAGATTCCGCACCAACCCTAGATTCGTTTAACTTAAATATATATTGTTTCGTATAAACCACATCTGGTTCAATACCGAAGAAGGTCTTGAAGAACTGACGAATACTATATCGTGTACCCTTAGTTCTGTAGAGATAACTGGAGTATTTTACTGCAGTTCTCTTATCATCAAATCCTTCGAAATAATTCTGTCCTAGTAGATAGTCATCCTCAAAGTATTCTAAGAGGTCTAAATCCGTTTGACTTACATCTCTTGTTTCGAAAACATTATTGAGGAATCTATTTAACGATCCGTCCTGCTCCTGAAGTTCGAAATACTTTTTTAAGAAGGATACGAACTTAGGATATTCCTGCAGAACGACAGCAGGTAAGAGAGAGTCAATTTGTTGTTCTCTTAAATTGAGGTCTCTACGAATAGTATCCTTTAACGTTTTGTCAAGAGTAGTCTTAGTCATTAGTTACTGCTCGTTGTACGAAGTCCTTTTGCACTCAGTCGAGTATTATCATATTGCAATATGTATTCACGTTCTGGAACAATTGCACTTGCGTTCGCAGGAACACACGAAAGTTTAATCACCTTACTTTCATCTGCCTGAAATCCTACTAGATTGACCCTTCCTGTAGAGGCAACATAAGACCCCACATTATCTTTTAATTTTTCACCTGTAGCTATATCAACAACCTGCAGTTTAGTACCGGCAGTTAATCCACTTACCGCAGAAACACTAACTGTACCATTTACAGAAGCAGTAGATGTTGCAGTGACCAACCCAGTTGCAGTTGTTGTGGTAATAATATCCTGAATGACAATCGGTCTTCCGTAGATATCGTATTCTATTCGGTTAGAAGAAACACTTGCAGTCGCAGTCGGTTGTACCAACTCATTTCTGATCTTACAGTTCTTACCTCTGAACTTGAATGTAGAACTTTCAATGATCTGATTCTTATCGTCCGGTGTGGCGATAGGTACAGGGAAACTAAATTTAAAGTCCTGCTCTATTCCGGCAGAAGGTAAAAATCTTTGTTGCATCTTGATATCTGCACGAGAAGAAAGAATCGCATTACTGACTTCATCCACATCTGCCAATATCTGAGATCGACGAAATGCTTGACCAAACTTACCTGTGTTTGTAACAAAGTAATTTGTCATAGTGTTACGTACTTTTTCTTGCAACGCATTAATTGACAGGTTAGTATAGTCTGGGTTATACTGGAAGAATACATTTGCCTCAATAAAAGTCTTGATTGGATCTGTAAACTTCAATCCAAAAGAAGCGATTGACATTTGATCAACGAGTACACGAATGTTGTCTTTGGTTTGATTAATAATCGTTTGAGTCAAGTCTGGTTTGAATTCAATCGATAAGAATGCAGTACCATACTCTGGTTCTAGATTGTCTTCTCCACCCCATGCAATAATATCTTTGATCAATGCACCATACGTTCTCAAAATAAGATTCGCATAGTCAACGTGTGTCACCATACGGTTTTGAGTTGCATATCGGAATGGTGCATTCTTTCTAATAGAGTCTAGTTTCTCTTTGTCTGCACCACCTATAGACTTAGAATTGGTTGATACAATAGGTAGTCTTTCTAGTCCAACACCACTAGGAGGTTCAGTTACCTCTACAGTATTTATAGGTTCAAAAATTCTTGCACCGTTTGCGTTAGCACCATCCACTGCCAGATATTCTACAGTAATTTTAGAACCTGCTTTGGGCACTGCACCAAGTGTAGATCCGTTACCGAATGTTAGTTCGAAGAATCCGTTAGGTGCCTCTTTCAAAATGTATGCAGGTGTAGTAGCAGTGATCTGAGTTGCAGTCTCTAGATTTGTGTAAGTAGTAAAGTCGGCAGATGTCGCACTTTCAAACACTTTGATTACAGCAGTCGCTCTATCCATGTTTGCGTCTGAATAATATACAACATGTCTTCACCAGTACCACCTGCAAAGAATGTCTTAGTACGAGCAATACCCTCATAGATAGGAATGTTTCTGTCACCATTCAGAGTTTTGAATTCGAAGAAGTTGTTACCATCGTTCAGTGCTTCGATTAATTCTTGTGTCTGGAAAGTGTACGATGCATCATCCACTGCAGCAGTAAACTTGTATCCAGAAGAAATCTGTAATTTCTCTGGGACATTAGGAGTATTCTCTCCCAAGTTAAATGACATATTAATTCTTGCTTGAGATGCAGTTTTACTGCCGGGAATATACCCAAGAGTTTCTGCATGAGATACTACAGAACTTCTAAGTTGTGCGGTATTCAAGAACGACTCGTTCAGAGCAAAGTTTGCAGTAAGACCGTTGATGTGCGTATTATACGCAAGTACATCTAACAGGTTAGACAGACCAGATGCCTCAAAATCATAATCCGCAAACTCTTTCTGTTGTTCAAGATACTTCTTTAAATTATTTTTTATAGAAGTAAAATCTAGAGCAGATGAACTAATAGTTGTGGTTTGTGCCATTATCGTAACCTATTTAATTGTGTGGTAAATTCTACTGATTCATTAGAGTTTACTACATTGAATATAATTGTTACTTCCAAGGTATTGTTGCCTTCATCAAAAACTGGAAGTACTTGTAAAGTCTTTGGATCAACCCTTGGTTCGAACGTTTTAATGTTTTGTGTGATTGCATACTTAATATCAGATATTGTTCTCCGATCACCTAATTCAAACAAATACTGTTGAAGGTTCGCACCATGGTACGGAGAAAAAATCTTCTCTGTGCGGTTAGTCATCAACAATAACTTAATCGATTGTTTGATTGCCGCAAGAGACGTTTTCTTATACACGTCACCAGATCCTTTCTTAGCAAACGAAAGATCGAGATCTATGTACTCACGGTTCTTGGTGGTCTTGACCGTTGTGGTCTTTCCTGTACCACCATCTTCTATTGAAAACGCACGTGCCATTATGGGTTCCTGTAATTATACAATTCTATTTATACTAATTTTCTAGAACTTCGACCAGTTCATTTGCACTAAACAACTGACCATTGTAAAAGGTCTGTACGCCCATAGGAAAATCTACATCATAACTGTCTGAAACTTTCGGCATAGTGACTGCTATTTGTCCATTAATTACACCACTAGGATCCCACTTATCATACTCAAGTGAAAGCAGTTCATAGTTCATGTAGTCTTTCCAGTATTCCGCAACGTCGAATGTTCTTTCCAAATCAACTTTACCGAATTCGTCTATTACTTTATAGACTACAAGTCTGCCTTCTTGTTTGAGTATATTATCACCCCGAATCTCTTTTTCGTTATCTCCAAACCCTTCTTGAGGGCCACCACGGTATACTCCTTCAACAACAATCAATCGTATATCTTTGAATTGATCAGTTTTACCGTTAATGGATCTAAACAACTCTGCATGGAGATATAGGTTACGTGCGAGTTGTTTTAATTCGTCGTTCTCGTTCAACCTATATTTTTCAATCGAAGAGATACTGCAGGGATTGCCTGATCCTCCAAAGAACTTAGATAGAGTAACGCCGGGTGCAAGTTTAGTGCCCCCAGTAATTTTGTCCTGAAAATCTGGATTGAATTTTTGGTCGGGTGCTATAATCATCTAAATCTCTTACCTCTATTGTTCACTGAATTACCCAGAGCATTATATCCATACTTTGGACTAATCTCTCCACCCTTCGAAACACGTCCTATTTTGGGCGGGTTAGTACTCTTCCAATCAGCAGCGAGTTTACCGTCAGCAACTAACTGATCGATAACTTTAACTTCATAATCATTCATGTGTTCACGGTTTGTCTCATCTCTCATGGTAGATCTAATCTCATTGATAGTCGGATGTTTCTCATACAGACCACCATAGTCATCACGCAACAAGAGTGTGTTACGCATATCATCTTCTTCATCAATAACAATCGGTTTGATAGAGTGGTATCCAGTCATCAACAAACTAGCAACCGCATCGGTTCTTGGTACAACCTTTAATGGTGCAATGGTTTCCTGTTCTTCAATCGCAGATAGGAATGCGTTCTGTGCTTCGATTGCACTTGGTACAGGTTGTCCGCCAGGCGTAGAGTTTGCTTTGTCTGCAGTCTTTGCAGCACCTGCTTCGTTTGCCCAGTCTGAGTACTCTGCATGGTTTGCACTGTAAGAACGAATCGCTTCGGTTGACTGTCCATGGAATGACCCATAGAATGCAGCACCAGAATAGAACGGAAGGTCTCCTAGTGGCCCCATGTACACCGGCCCTGTGAACTCTACCTGTTCTCCACCAATTATCCCTTTCATACCAACAACAGATAATTCGGTTGCCTGAATGTTTGCCTGTAGTGCAGACACACCGAAGTTCTCTTCGGCAGAGACTTGGAAATAGTTTCCAGTATAAAACTCCATCTGAGCACCAACGTTGACCTTATTATATCCTTTAATAATGTGGTCATTATTACCCAGTACAACATCAACCTTATGCTCAAGCGTTTTGTTTGTTGCAGTACCCTTGGTTTCATATTGAGTATTTGCACCAACAACAGTCTCTATATTCTTGCGTATACTGTTGAACGAATTCCCTTGTATGTTTAGGTTGTAGTCACCCCCAACGTTAACATTATAGTCACCTTGAACATCTAGGTTTAGATCTCCCTGATAGTGCATCTTACCATTACCTTCAATGATAATGGTTTGATCTCCACCAGTGACTTCTACTCTATTTTTGAGAGCAGATATAACTACAGAACCGTCAGCACGGACTTCTACTCCCGCACCCTTACGATGTTTGATGAGAATACGTTCACCGCCAGGCGTATCATCATATGAGATGACGTGACCGGATGAAGTCTCTTTTACTTGGTTGAATGGAAAACGAGACGGTTCTTGATCTTCTAGATTCAGATCTAAGTTTT